CTATAATTACACCTTTGGGTTATCATCCATTCAACTTCAACTTGATACTCTTTAGAAGTTGTAGTTATATGTTTAATATTTTTAAAAGCCATGCTTCTTCAAATGACTCTCTAGAATATACTTGTATCTCATGATTTCCCCATATTCTTTTAAAATAACTATCATACATTACTACTATATGTTCATCAGGCCATTCATCAGGTATCAAATGTCCTTTAACACACCAATGCATAAAATGTGCCTCTTTTAAAGACACATTCATGTATAGACTATATGAGTTTAGTTCTCGAAGATATTTTCTCATAGCAATACCTGCAGTAAATGGCCCCTGATTAATATCAGGAGCCTGTAACTTTAACCACTACCTTGATTAATAATTTTAGTAACATCACCTTCAAAAGAGTAAGTACCTACGTGATTAAGTTTAGTATTAGGATCTAACCAGATCTCTCCACCTAATTTTTGCCAACGTCTACAAAATGTATAATCTTCTGATAAATACCTATTATCTTCTGGATCATGAATAGTATCAAAAAATGAATAACAATATTTATTAAATTTTTCGTCAATATTAGAATCATTACGATAATGTAATTCTGGATAGGCTTGCATCATTTTTTCAACTACTTCACGTTTGACTAAGAAAAATCCTGTTGAGGCATCTAATACTTCTACTGCACCATTCTCTATTCTAATCTGTTTCTTATCTTGATTAATAAATTTAAAATTAATTGCATACTGAATAGGTAATGCTTTTTTAGGATAAGCAGCTGCCATAATAGGTTTATCATATGCCATCATTCTAAGTAAATCATCTGCCTGAAATTCAATATCAGCATCAATAAACATTAAATGCGTACAATCACTTTCTAAAAACATAGCAGTAAGAATATTACGACCACGAGTAATTAAAGACTCGTTACGTAGTGTAGTAATCCTAAAATTAATACCATGTTGCATGAATGTTTGAGAAGTTCTAAACATTGATAAAAAGAATTGATCTGTAACTTGTCCTCCATAACAAGGAGTAGCAAAAAAGATATTCATTTTTCTAAGTTCATTTAGATCAATAGTGGCTTGATCGCCTTTAATATTTTTAAAAGCACCAAATGTTCTTGTATCTTCTTCAGTAGGATTGGGATCTACAGTTGTAGACCCCATATCCGCTAGTGATTTCTTCATGCTAAGTCATCCACATCCTCTTGAGGCTTAAACTCATCGGATACATCTCCGGCAAAATAAGCTGTATTTTTGAGGAGCCACTCTTTTTGCTCTTCATAAGTTTGACGCTTGTAAATCTTACTGAGATCAAACAACTCTAAACCTTTTTCTGCATCTGTTAAAGCTGCATTGTTACGTGCAGGAATACAAGTGTATTTAACATTTTGAGGAAGTGGTCCTGTTTTTTCTTTCTTAACAGTAAGATCATAACCTGAATCTGGATCAGATGGATTACCATAATCAGGATTAGTGGCATAATCTACAATTTGTGAATAGATGGTAGAACGAAGATCAAACAATTTAATTTGTCCATCTGCTCTATCAATTACATTACAAACATATGAGAATTGTGGTTTATCTGCATAAATAGCATCATCAATCTCTTTAAAAGGATCTTCTGCTTTATTGTCAAATGATTCTGTATCGCGGCTAAATTGTAGACACTCTACAGGCATTTTTTTACCTTCAGTTGTTACCACCCAGTAACAATAACGAGGCATAACCTCACCAATTAATCGAAGTTTAGTATCTCCAATACCCATTGTGAGTCGTTGAATTTCTCTTCGTTGTCCACTACCTGTAGACTGTTTACCTTTTGCTTTATCCCATGCTACCATTGTTTTTCCTTTGCTGAACGTTGGTTCTTATGTGTAGGGTGTCCTCGAAACCGAGAACTCTTGTGGAAAAGATATTTTATCATCCTCATACTTTACGTAAGGATTTACAATATCTTTTATTACATAATTTCTTTTTATGTAATTCTGTTGTTCACTAATTCTCCGCATCGAGAGAACTTGTAAATATTCTATCTTCTTATCTACAGAGATATTATGAGTCAAGAAATATGGATTATTAATATAACTCATTGGCTCTCTGGTTTTATAATGACATACTAGTTTCTCAGTCTTCTGTTCCAAGATGCCTGATGTAAACAGGTGGATTGGAATATGATTAATTTTTAGTACTCTCATTAATCCTTTAGTTGTTCTTGTATTATATAACGGAGTTTGGGCAAAAGTCAATATCAATATAGCTGATTTATCTCTTCTTGCCCTTAATTTTATTTCATACCAGTTAAAGAATGTAGTATCCACGTTGCTTATACCACTCCATTCTAGTTTTCTGTTGCCTTGCTACTATAGCACCTGATAACCAAAAATCTACAATCATAGGTATTTGTTTATCATCATGTTCTCTAATAATTCTTCCAATGCGTTGTTCTAGTTTTATAGGATTATTGCCAGGACAAGTGAGATACAAAGTGTCAAGCCTATGGCAGCTAATGCCCTCATCAAATAGTCTTGTAGATAGTACCGCTTTGTACTTTCCTCCCACATTTTGAAGAACGTCTTCTCTAACTGATTCATTGGATTCTCCTATTAAACATACACTTTCAGGTATTAGTAGTTGTAAATCTTTTAACATTTGTACACGCTCACCTAGTATAAGAGGGCAACGTCCTGTAGCAATTTGACTTTTAGCATAATTTGCTATAGTTTTCAGGTAATCTTTATTACTACAAAGTTTGTTCAGCTGGCGCGCCCAATCTCTTTGGGGGTTAATAACATTAAATCTAAAATCAGTTCTCTTAACTTGTACTACTGGATCAGCTAATTGTCTGGGATCTCTTGCTACAACCATAAATGGAGAAAAGAAATCTGTTAAAAATACGTGCTTACCATCTTTACGCTTGGGCGTAGCACTAATACCTATTTTAACTTTAGCATTTATACTATTCAATGCAGTAGAAAACATGTCAGCAGGACACAAATGTGCTTCATCTACTAAAATCATAGAAAAGTTTTCACTTAGTTCATCTCTACGATTATATACACTTTTATAGATTCCCACAGTAATATCTTGTATATCACATAATCCATCTCCTATACGACCTATTTTAGCTGTAGGAATCTGTCGTTCTAGTTCTTCAATCCACTGTCTAAATAACAACTTAGTGTGTAGTAGAATTAAGGTCTTAGTTTTATTACGTGCTATAATCTCACAACCAGTAAAAGTTTTACCCCAACCACAAGGTGCTTGTAGTATACCTGATCTGGCTCTTCCTCGTTTAAAAAACTTATCTACTACTTCTTCTTGCTCCCAGCGTAGAGTGCCTGTAAAAGTTAAATCTGTATCTGTTTCTTCAAAGTTTCTATCATCTTCAATCTCATCCCACTCTAACTTATGATAAGAGTTAGAAGGTACAATATAATAGTCTTCATCCTCTGATATAGTAGAAAAAAACTCATCACCATTATTATATGTATAAAGTGATAGTAGATGATCTGCATCTTCTACATCTTTCTTCTTAATGTATATTTTCTCAGCTAAATAAATCTTTTTAACTTTTGCTTTTTTCACCATGTTGTTCGCATACCCGTTTTCTAAGATCACTTGTCGAGAATCTATGATCTCTTTTGTTGAAGTGTAAATCAATATCTCTTCTTTTACATATATCTTTGCCTGTAAAATCTTTTTCTCTGTATTCTTCTCCTAAGATTCTAACATTAATATGATACATTTCCAAGATGTCTTCTAAATCTTTTTCACGCGCGTACGGAATTATTTCATCTACATAGCTTACTGCTGTAAGCTGTGTATATCTTTCAACTATTGATTGGATGGGTTTATTTTTTTCAGCTCTATCAGCATTAGGATCAATTTGTAATCCACATATTAAATAGTCACACTGTTCTTTGGCTTCACGTAGCATTTGTATATGACCTGCATGAAGTAAATCAAATGTTGATGCTGTAAATCCTACTTTAATATTTCCCATGTTTCTTTCCACT